TCAGCGAATGGCGCGGGTTGCCGAAAGGCGGCCGTAAAGCGCGATCAGGCCGCCAATTCCGCCTGCCACCGTCACCAGCCCTTCCGCCAGTTCGCCCTGCAGGCCAGCAGGCAGGTCAAGGCCGGCAATGCTGAAAAGCGGTGCAAAAACCGCAATCAAAGCACCCCAGATCGTGCGCGATTGATACCATGGTTTGGTACTCTCCATAATCTCGTCCTTTTCGTTGTTTTTCAGGCACATGTCAGAGCGGGAGAATGGCCTGCGCCACCACTCCCGAAGGCACCGCGCGGCCGAGCTGTCGGACACGCACGGAAATGTGATCCCGCAAGGTCGGGAAATCTGTGAGTTCGTCCGCCGCAGCATAGAGCCAGACGGGTTCGGAGACCTCCGCCATGCGTCTGGCGGCACCGCCATCCAGCACCTCGACGCGGTAACGCTCAGAAGGTTCATCCAGCGGTATCTCCGTCGCGTCCCAGCCATCGGCCTCCATCCGCCCCCGGCGCATCCATTTAAACAGAATGCCGTCCTTGCGCCGCTCTGCGGAAATATGCACCGGCGCGAGCGGTGTTTCGGCGCGCAGACCGCCCTCGAAAACGAAAGGCCCGGCAGGGGGACCCGCCCTGCCCGCGGCTTCCGCGATCCAGTTCAGGCGGCGTCCGCGCTCGCTTGCGGCAAGACCGAGCGGCTGGACCGCAGCATCCAGCACCACGACCGGGCTACCCATGGTCGCGCCTGCCGCCAGCGCGTCTTCCGTGCCGCCAAGCCCGCGCAGCAGGGTGGAAAGCCGCCAGCGCGAGGGTGCGATTTCCTCAGCCCGCGTAAAGCCGACAATCTCCCACACGCCGTTTGCGGCCCTGACGGCGATGCGATTTTCGCCGTTCAGCACCGACAGTTCCGGCGCTGAGGAAAGTTCGCCGAAGGGCAGATCGAGCAGGATGGTGTTTTTACGATCGAAACGACCGGAGGGACCGGACATCAGCGGCACGACCAGCCGGCCGATCATTGCCGGCCGGTCGAGCACAACGCGCTGCCGGTACCCTTCCGTGCCGGGTGATGCGGAAACGAGGATTGGCCGCCAAGGTTTTGCAAGGACGGCAATGCGCGCCGAATCTTCCGGCGCGATGCCGTCATGGCGCGGCAGGTCGAGGAACAGCACTTCCGGGGCAAAACCTTCCGCGCCGCTTTCCCCGCTGCTGCGCCGCTCCTCCGCAGCGCCCGTAAAGGTGGAGAAAGTCGCGGAAAAGGCGCGGGCTTCCACCTGCCGCACCGCGCCATCCTCGATCCGGCTGACCAGAAAGCGTCCCGAAGGAGCCTGCGGGAAAACATCCTGCGAAAGACGGATGCAGTCGCCGGGCTCCAGATCGACCTCTGTCGGCGTCAGCGCAAAGCGCAATGTGCGACGCGCCTGCCGATTGTCGCGCAAAAGGGCATCGGCCGCCGCTTCCACTGTTTCGGCTGGCACGGCTGCGTTGAGGTCAAGCCGCATCACGCGGCTGCCGGCATTGTCGATGCGGCGCGAACGCAGGCTCGCCTGCTCGTAGTCGAGCGCCGGATTGAACGAGGTCAGCACCGCCTCGGCAGCGAAATCGCTGTCATGGCCGCGATTTTCCGACCACAGCGGCTCATCCTCCAGATCGGCAAGTACGGCAATATCGCGGACAGGCAGGACCGCCGAGTTGCGGGAACGGAAACGCAGGGTTCCGCCATCTTCCGCCACATCCACCTGAAACGCCGCCATCAGCGGCTCCAGCAGGTTGCGCGCCGATGTCACGTCGCCCTGCACATAACCTCCCAGATCGCCGCTGACCGCGGAAACGTCGAAATCTGAAAAACCGTGATCGGTGAGGATGGCGGCGATGGCATCGGCGAGCGTTGCCGTGCCCAGCCTCCCGTTCAGCCAGTGGCCGGTGCGCCAGTTGCCGCCATCGCTCCAGGCCGTACCATTCTGCGGAAAGGCGGGAAAGGGCCGCGCATCCCAGGTCCATAGATAGACCCTGTTTGCATCGACCATCGCCGCATCACCCTTTCCCCAGTGGTCGAGATGCGCCTCCAGGAACCGCCGCTGCTGGCTGTCGGCGCGGCTTCGGCGGGAAAAATAGGGAAAGGCGTTTTCCGCCGATTTCGGATCGGGAAAGACATTCGGACGCGTCGCGCTCTTGTCCACCGCCGGGCAACCGAGTTCGGTGAACCAGATCGGCTTTGCGCCCGGCACCCATGCGGTCGGCGTCGATTTCTCCGCACCCCGCAGCCGGTCGTAATGGGCATTCAGCCACCAGTTTCGCAGATCCTTGTTACGGAAAACCCATGGCTTGCCCTTCAGCCCATCGGTAACGGGCGTGCGCCGCCGCGCGGCGCGGTCGGCATCGCTGGCATAATACCAGTCGAAACCCTCCCCCGCCGTGATGGCGCGGTGGAAGGCGCCGGCATCATCCGGGCCGATCATGCCGTCAGGATTGCCGTTTGCGGCATCTTCGTCGCGCCAGTCGGAAAGCGGCATGTAATTGTCGATACCGATGGCATCGATATCGGGGCTCGCCCAGAGCGGATCGAGGTTGTGGAAGACATCGCCCGAGCCATCGGCCGGCTGGTAGCCGAAATATTCGCTCCAGTCCGCTGCATAGGTCAGCTTCGTCGCCGGTCCGAGAATTGCGCGCACATCGCGTGCGAGGCGCACGAGTTCCTCGACGAAGGGAAAGGCATCGTTCTGGTCCCTCAGCGCCGTCAGCCCGCGCAGTTCCGAGCCGATCAGGAAGGCATCCACCCCGCCCGCCCGAGCCGCCAATGCCGCATAATGCAGCACCATGCGGCGATAACCTTCGTCGCGATTGCAGAAGGCAAGAACCTCCGCCCGCGCGCCGGCGCTGCGGTCTGGAGAGTTGCGCCTGCCGGGTGCGGGAAAGCAGGTGACGCGGCCGCGCCAGGCATAGGCGTCCTGCTCATTTTTGCCATAAGGATCCGGCAGACCGTTGCCTGCGGGAACATCCATCATCATGAAGGGATAAAGGCACACCTTAAGACCCCGCGCCTTGAGGTCCGCCATGGCCTGCAACACGCTTTCGTCGCTGGGCGTGCCACCATAGGCCGGGCCGCCGCGGTGATGGCTGACGAGATGCGCTTGCCCGCGTGCAACACCGGCAACGGACCATGGCGCGGTTTCCCCGTCACGGCCTGCAACTTCCACGCCCGGCAGAACACGGCATTCGCCCGCCCGCATGTCGGTACCGAACCAGCTTACCACCAGCGCCACGCTCCCAAGATTGGGGCAAAGCGCCTGCAACTCGTCGATTGCGGCCTGCCAGTCGGTCGCAGCCGTCAGGCCGTTGCGGTTCATGACGCGGCTCTCACCCATGCCGGTGCGTTCCGAGACCTGCGCTGTGGCGTAACCGTGCTCCGTTGCACCGGGGATGACGGTGATGGCGCGGATGGCTTTTTCCAGCCTTCCGACCGGGCGCACCACCTCGAACTGCATGAGCGGGATGCGGTTGCCATAATTGTCGAGTGGCAGGCGTTCAAACACCACATAGGCAAGGCCGCGAAAGGCCGGCGCATTGCCAGCACCCTGTTTCGCCTCGATCAGCGGATCGGGCAATTGCATCTCGCTGCCGGAATAAAAGCGCATCTCGACGCCGGTCAGGTCCAGTTCGCGCCCATCTGCCCAGACGCGCCGCACCATGGCCGCCTCGCCTTCGCATAGCCCGATGGCGAGATTGGCGAAGTATCGAAAGGTCTCCACTTTCGGGCCGCGATTACCCTTGCCGCCACGCCGTTGAACCTCGATGCTTTCCTCAAACCGCGTCGCCCATATAAGCGTGCCGCCGATCCTCGCTGTGCCGTAAAGCCGGTTGATCGCTGCGCCCTCATCCGCACCGGGAATGCGCGCCGTCGAAAGCCTTGCGCCCGATACCGTCCGCCCGTTCGAAAGCAGGGCGCGGTCGACGGCATTGCCCGCTAGCGCACCGGCCGCACGGCCGATGATGGCGCCGACCGGGCCGAAAATGCCGCCGAGTGCCGCGCCCGCCGCCTGAAAGAGAATGGTCGCCATGGTCGCCTCGGAAAATATCAGGGATCGGGAAAACGGAAGATGCCGGCAATGCGCCGCTTCCAGCCGGGCACCAGTGCAGAACGAAGCACCGCCGCCTGTTCATAGGCATGGATGAAATGCTGCGGCCCTGCGAGAATGCCGAGATGTTTCGCCGCCGCTTCAGTCCGCCAGCGGAACAGCAGCAGGTCTCCCGGCAGCGCCTCCTCCATACCGCTTACCGCCAGGAAATATCGCTGCGCGGCATCCATCAGCCGGTCGCCGCCACCGCGTTCGGCCCAGTCAGGCGCGTAGGGCGGCGGCAGTTCCGGTTCCTCGCCGTAAAGCGAGCGCCAGATACCCCTGACGAGGCCGAGACAATCGCAACCGACACCCTGCAAAGACGCCTGATGCCGGTAAGGCGTGCCGATCCAGCCTTGTGCCAGCGCCAGCACTTTTTCTCCGGTCTTCATCATGGAAACAACGCCTTGCCATCATGGGTCTCGCCGCCGCGGGCGTAGGAATAGGCGAAATCAGCACCCGGCAGATGCGGGAAGCCGCGAAAATTCAGGTGATTGGCAAATCTTGCCTTGCAGGTCGCGAAGCTCTTGTCGCAGCCGGCCGTGACTGAAAAAATATCCCCCGGCGACGGCGCCCGTTCCGGGGCCAGCCAGAAGGACAGGTGCGTGCCGCCATCGCGCTTGTCGTGCCCGTCGAGATCGAAACTCCTGCCAGTGAGCCCGCCGGTTACAAACCGCAGCTTTCCACGGCTGAAGAAACCTTCGGCGAAAGCGTCAAGCCCGGCCGCCAGCAGATTACCGGCCACATCCACGCCCGTAACGCTGCCGCTGCCGGTGAACCGCGCAAGATCGACGCCGCATCGCCGGTCACCCAGTGCAGCATCGCAGCGGCGGCCATAGACCCTGCCCTGCGGCTGGGACAGACGATGGGCGATGCTGCGCAGCTCAGCGCGAAATGCGCCACCCGCCCGGGTCACCTCGCCGATTTCGCGCATGTTGAGCAGCATATGCTGTTCCGGCGCCTGCCAGTTGACGAGGAAAAGCGCCACCTTCGCCCCATCGAACCGCCCGGCAACCAGATCAATTTCGGAAATCGCCTCGCTGGAGAAACCGCCGGTCACTTCGCCTGCACTCGCACCCAGCCCGGTTTCGCTATCGCTATCGCTGGCCTGGAAGCCGCTTTCGGCCAGATAGGTCACGCCGGCGAAGGAAAGGGCCTCGTCATGGTCGGTAAAGCCGATCACGATGCCATCCTTCAGCATCACCTTCCAGCAATGGCATGTGGTCGTCGCATCTCCCCCGAGATGCTCGGCAAGGGCTAAAGGAACGATCTTCATGGCAGGATTTCCATCAGCGGAATGGAGGGAATGCGGCCCGCCTCGAAGGCGGTCAGGTTCACATCGATACGGTCGATCGCAAACCGCACCGGCACATCGAATTCGAAGCCCGCGCGGATTACCGCACCGGCGGGCGGCACCCGACCGGGGCTGAACGTCACCATGCCGGTCGCATGATCGACCGAAAAATCCGACGGCAAGGCCCTCACACCCTCGACCGAGATGGAGACCGAAGCCTCGACCGGTTTCTCCACAAGCCGTGTGAAGGAACCGCCGGCATCGGCATAGGTCTTCACCAGCTGAAAACGCGCCATCATCCCGTCGCCGGTGCCGATCTTCTGGTCGGTCGCGGCAGGCGCCTCGCCCGGCGGGCAGGATTTGAAGTCCACCGGATCGCGAAACCTGAAACCGTAAAGCTCGCCGCGACGCGCCTCGAAAAAGGAGAGCACCTCGTAAAGATCGGCAACGGAGCGAATGCCGGATCCGGCGTCATAGGCGCGCCTGGCATTCTTCCAGCGCTGATTGCGGTTTTCCCGGCCGCTGGAAAGGTTGACGATATCGGTTCGCCTCACCGGCCCGCCGCTCACCCCAAGCGCAAGCCTCAGCGGAAACCGCACTTCATGAAATGCCGCCATCTTGTTGTTCCACGAATCTTTTTACTGTGTTGGAGAAATCAAAGCGCCTCGCTCGCAAGAGGAGTGCTGCGCGTCACAATCCGCGCTGGCCGCGCCCGACGCTGCGGGCAAGCATGGCGGCGATCTGGCCTTCGGTTTTTTTGAAGCTCGCCGCATCTGTCGCCGTCACGTTGAAAACGATCTGCGCGCCACCGCCGCCTGCCGGCGCGGCGACACCGAGAGCGCCATCCGAGCCGCGCTTCAAGGGCAGGATCGCCTCCGCCCCCGCCTCGCCCATCAGGCCAAGCCCGCCGCCCATCGGAAAAAAAGCGGGGCTGGAAACCACGCCGCCATCCGCAAAAGGCGTGATGCTGCGCCCCGGCACCCCACCATCGGCAAAGGCGAACAACGAACCGCCACCGTTCAAAAGCCCGCTGACGGCATTGCCGATCATGGTCTCAAACGGCTTCAGCCCGACGGAAAGCGCCATGCCGGAGAGATGTTCCCCCAGCCCGCGGAGCACCTCGTCCAGCCCCTTGCCACCCGTCGTCGCTGACTGCATGGCGGACGCAAGAGCCGCACCGAACCTCTCGGATCGCCGCTCGAGATCGCCCATCACGTCCAGAAGGGCTTCCGCCTCCCCGCGGCTTTCCGCAATCGATCCTTCGCCTGCCATCGCGCTTGCCTTTCTGATTCAAAACGGAGCCGTATATTTTTGAATTGCCTGGTCGTTTCCATGATGCAAAACGCAGCTCACCCATCCGGAAAAAGCCGCATCATCGTCTCCATCGACTGACGGTCGACAGTGCTGAAAAGAGCGCGTGTGCCACCCGTCATGGCGAAGAATTCCCTCGGCGTCAGCCGCCAGAAGGTGTCGGAAGAGAGCCGCAGCAGGCAGAAGCCGGTGTGGATTACCGCCTCCCAGGGGAACGGACGCATTGTCGCGTCGCCTGCTGCGGCGCTCAAGGGTCCGGCGACGTCTCTCCCCTGGAACCGGCGAAGGTCGCCGTCAAAAGATCGGCGACAATCGCGGCGTGGCCGGCAATGCCGCCCTCGACGGTTGCTGCTGCCACATCCTCATCGGAAAACACATTGCCCGCACCGCGCAGGCCCGCACCGATCATCCGGATGATGTCGGCGGCCTTCATGCGCCCGCCTGCAAAACGTTCGGCAAGCGCGGTGAGATCATCGGCCTGAAAGGCGGTTTCGAGTTCGGCGAGGGCGCCGAGCGTCAGGCAGAGAATGCGCCTTTCGCCGTCAATCAGCGCCTCGATCTCGCCGCGATGGCGGTTCGCCCGCCCGTAACGCAATCCCTGCGGCATCAGAGCGCTCCAAATGTGAGGAGACCGGCCGATTCCAGCGCGATCTCGAATTGCACCTCTCCATCGTGACGGCCGGAATATTCAAGCGCGACGATCTGGAGCGGCCCGGTGATGGTGCCGAAATCGGGAATGATGACTTGCCAGCCCGGAATGGTGCCGGCAAAAAACGCGCCGCGCACCAGCGCATCGCTCGCCAGGTCCTTGAAGATGCCGGACGCCGTCAGCGACGCCCGCTGCACGCCTGCGCCGGCCAGAAGCTCGCGCCAGCGTCCGGCGCTTTCACCGTCGGTTATGTCGACGGCCTGCGCATTGAAGGCCAGCCGCTTGGTTCTGAGCCCCGCCACCGTCACATAGGAACCGGCATTGTTGATCTTCAGCAGCAGGTCCTTGCCCTTCTGCGCCACCATGATGTTCTCCCTCTCGTGTCGGCCAGGGCCGTTTCAGTTGATGTCGTCTCGATTGATGTTGCCGGTTAGCAATAGGCCTGCTACCAAAAGCTCTCCCGCATCTCGCACCCCCGATTTTCATCATGTCCGACGCCGCCCCCTCCACGTCTCGCGTGCGCCTTATCGGCGTGCTTGCGGTCGGGCAGATCATTAGCTGGGGCAGCGGTTTCGATATGCTGGCCGTGCTTGGGCCAAGGATCGGACAGGAGCTGGCCATCGCGAATGAGGTGGTTTTCGCCGGCCTCACCGTCATGATGACGATCAGCGCGCTATGTGGTCCGTATCTCGGAAAAACGCTCGTGCGCCACGGCGCAGCGCCTGTGCTTGTTGCTGGTTCGTTGCTGTTTGCCGCCGGTTTTACCCTGCTCGCCTTTGCAGGCGGCGTGATAAGCTATGCCATCGGCTGGGCCGTGATAGGTCTTGCGGCTGCCTGCGGCCTGACGACAGCGGCCCATGCCGCCGTTGTTGAACGCGTCGGTGCGGAAAGCGGCCGGTTGCTGACGCTTCTGATGCTGTTTACCGGGCTTTCTGCGGCGGTTTTCCTGCCGCTCACCGCGCTTGCGGCCGAACACTTCGGCTGGCGCGGCACCCTCATCGCTTATGCCTGTCTGCAACTCTTCGTTCTTCTGCCTCTTTATGTCTTCGTCCTTCCGGGACGCCCGGCCCGTAAAACCGCAAAGTCAGGCGAAGCGGCCGCGATTGCACCTTCGCCCGTCGATACGAAACGCGCCTTTCTGCTGCTGGCCGCCATGACGACGATCAGCGCTTTCACGACCTTCGGCCTGTCGCCGCTGCTGCCCCTTTTGCTGGTGCAGGCGGGCGCCACGCAATCGCTTGCCGTGCAGCTGGCGGCGGCGCGCAGCGTGCTTGCGATTACAGCGCGCGGACTGGATTTCCTGCTTGGAAAACACGGCAATCCTTTCGTCACAGCCATGATCGGCTTCTGTCTTCTGCTGCTCTCGCTCCTGCTGCTGCTCGCTTTTGCCCCGGCTGTGCCCGCTTTCATTGCCTTCATCGTGTTCTTCGGCTTCGGCGCGGGCGTTCTCACCGTCAGCCGGGCGGTGTTGCCGCTGGCGGTGTTTTCGCCAGAGGAATATGGCCTTCAGGCCGCGCGCATCTCGCTGCCGCAAAACCTTGCCATTGCCGTTGCACCCGTCGTCTTCACGATGGCGCTGGATCGTGGCGGGGTATCGGCGATGCTCACCATCGCTTCCGTGTTGATCGGCATTTCATTTCTGCTGCTGATCGTCCTGTGGAAAGCCGTGCGCAGGCAAGGCTCCTGAAACACTATTCCGTCACCGCCCTGAAACGCATTTCCGCAAGGAAATTCCGCGTCTTCGGCTCCCGCCGCGAGCGGCTGGAAAGGAATTGCAGACTGACGAGCGAAACGCCGGCAAGCGGAAGGGTTGCATCGTCGAGCAGGGTTTTCACCCGCTCGGCAATCTCACCTGCGCGTCTGCGGCCGTTGGCGTCGCTCCAGATTTCCAGCGCCAGAAAATGTTCCTCCGCCTTTTCCGTCGCCGTCGAATAGTCGCGGCTTTCAAGGTTTCCGATAATGATTGAGGGCAATAGCCCGCGCGGCAGAAGCCGGTCGGCAATACCGCCGGGGACAAGCCCCACCAGCGTGGCGTCACCGGCAAGCCGTGCGAAAATCGCCTGCAGAAGCAGGTTCGCTGCACTCACGGGCTTTCCTCCTCGCAACGGCAGACGATGAAGCGGCCGGTTTCGTCCGGGTCCATCACGGTGCGGATCGCCAGAATGCGCCGACCCTTGCGAAAGCGCATGCCGGCGGCGATGTCGCTGCGATGGCTCAGCCAGACGCGATGGGTGATCGTCCCCCCCTCGACCGAGGCACGTTCATGGGACACGTCCGATACGGGTTCGATCGCGGCCCAGAGCGAGCGCAGGACATTCCAGCTTTCTACAGCGCCGCCCTGCCCGTCCGGCGTCTCGCTGCGCCCTTCCAGTTCCAGCCGCGCCGTCAGCTTGCCCGGGTCGAGAAAAACGAGGTTCATGACGAAAGACCCATACGGCAGAAAGGCGATACCAGCCGCTCGTAACCGGCGGGAACGCCTGCCGGCTGGTTTTCCAAGGCGACGGCTCCCCGAAAGGCGAACATCTGGGCCACATGCAGGAGCATGGCGCGTTTCAGCGTGTCGGGCACATCCGTACCCGCCTCGCCGTAACCGGCAATGAAATCGATCTCGATGCCGTTCATCGTGCGTCCAGGGATCGGCCGATCGCGCAGCCACAGCCTTGCGGGCCGCGCCTCGCCGTCAAGCAATTTGTCATTGGCGGTGATGTCGGCGGCGCGTCCGTCACCATCAAAAACCAGAATCGTTTCGATGGCTTGCACCGGTCCCTTGCCAATCGGAATCACATTGCCCGGCGGCCATCGATCGAGATAAAGCCGCCATGTCTGACGCAGGAGGCAAAGGCCGGTCGTGCGTTCCAGATGCTCGCGGGCGGTGCGGATCAGTGCCGTGAGCAGCACGTCCTCGTCGCCGCTGTCGAGACGCAGATGCGCCTTGACCTCGGCAAGCGTCAGCGGCTCCGCCTGCGGCGGATGAATGAGGGCATAGGTCATGGGGTCTCCGGAAGGAAGATAATCGCATTAGCGAGCGGGTACCGCTTGTTTCTTCTCCCGCCGGGGAGAAGTCCGCGGCAGCGGGATGAGGGGGCGACGGCAGAAATATGCGGAGAGCTTGCCCCCTCATCTGCCCCTTCGGGGCATCTTCTCCCCGGCGGGGAAAAAAGAGCCGCATGGTCTGCGGTCAATTCACCCCGAATTTCACCAGCTTGATCGCCTCGAAATTCTGCATGCCGCCGCCCACGCGTTTGGTGGTGTAGAACAGCACATAGGGTTTGGCCGAATAGGGATCGCGCAGGATACGCACGCCGGTGCGGTCGACGACGAGGTAGCCGGCGCGGAAATCGCCAAAAGCGATGGCGAAGCTGTTGGCGGCCACATTCGGCATGTCTTCGGCTTCCACCACCGGAAAGCCCATCAGCGAGGCAGGCTGGCCGGCGGCGGCAGGCGGATGCCACAGATAGGCGCCGGTCGTATCCTTGAAGCGGCGCAGCGCCGCCTGTGTCTTGCGGTTCATCACGAAGTTGCCGTTCTGGCGATGGCCGGCCTTCAGCCCATAGACGGTATCCAGCAGCACATCCATCGGCCCGGCGGAGGCAAAGCCGGCCGAAACGCCGGTTGCCACGTAACCAATATTGCCCCAGCTCCAGCTATCGTTGGTGACGGCCGTATAGGAGAGGAAACCTTTCGGTTTGTTGACGCCGTCACCGGTGACGAAGGCGGCAGCCTCCTGTTCGGCAAAGGCAATGTCCACTTCCGAAGCGATCCAGGTCTCGATATCGACCGCCGCATCATCCAGCAGGCCCTGTGTGGCGGCCGGCATGGCGTAAAGTTCCATGGTTGGAAAGGAAAGCTCGGAGAGCTTCGACGTCGTCGTCTCCGGGCGAGCCGCCGTTTCGGAGACCCAGCCGGTGGCAAACCCTCCGGGCGAAAAGGGTTTCTTCAACACCGCGGTGGACACCTGCCGCACGGTTGCGAGCGCCCGGATCGGCGAAATCGCCGTCATGCGCCGGCCGATCTCGCCATCCGTCTCGCTCGGCAGCAGAAAACCGCCATCGGCGCCGGTCGACCCGGCAAAGGCCTTGGCCTCCAGATCGCGCAGCGCGCCCTCCTCACCCCGGCGGATATAGGCCTCGAAGGCGGCCTTGTGTTCATCCGCGTCATGGGAGAGCGCTTCCTTGCGGCCGAGAGCGGGCCGCGCCTTCTTCAGTGCCAGATCGTCCATGATCCTGCGGTTGTCGTCCAGCGCCTTGTCGATGCGGTCGAGCTTGTCGCGGGTCACGACGTCGGCGCCCATCTTGCGTTCGATATCGGCAAGCCGCTGGTCGTTAGTGTCGCGGAAAACCTCGAAGGCCTCCATGAATTCGTCGAAGGCGGCCGTCATGGTGTCGGGCACCGCCTTTATCTGCGGCGCGACCGTCATTGCGGCCGGTTTGGTGGTCTGGTCTGTCATGTCGCCATCCTTGTGTCGGAAGTATCTGTTGGAAAATCAGCGTTTGAAGGCGGTGTCGAAAAGCGAGCGCGCGGCGCGGCGCATGCTGCGCACCAGTTCGGTCTCGCGGTCGCGGAAGAAGCGGGCATGCTTGACGTCGGAGACCCGTGCCGAAGGCAGCATCGGAAAGGTAACGACCGAGATTTCCCACAGATCGGCCTCCAGAATGCGCCGGACGCCGGAGCGCGCCGCCTTGCCGGAACGCCCCTCCCTGCTGGAACGTACGGTGCGAAAACCGATCGACAAACCGTCCAGCGCGCCCGTCTTCATCAGCGAATGGACCTCACGGGAGCGGGCGACGCCGGGGGCGAGAACCCCCTCGACGTAAAGCCCGCGCTCATCTTCGCGGATGGTGCGCCATGCGCCGATCGGCTCGGCCGGATCATGCTGGTAAAGCATGCGGATGCCGGCTGCGCCGCGTTCCTCGATGGAGCGGTGGAAAGCGCCACGCTCGATCACGTCGCGACCGAGATCGACCTCGCCGAAAACGCTGGCATAACCGGAAAACGTGCCGTCTCCGGATATGCCGCGCAGTTCCAGACTGGCGAATTTGCGCGTGGCGGGACGTGGCCCGCGATAGGCGTGCATGGGTAACTCCTGCAATGGGGAAAAGGGGGGGCCGTGTGGAGGCTAGGTGCGGGGACGGGCGTTGTAACGGTCGGCCACACGCACCATCAGGCCAAGCCCCCACCAGGCCACCATGCTGGCAGCGGCCGAGCCCGCCACCATGATCTCATGGCCTGAAAGCGCACCGGCAATATCGAGCTGCTGCACGATCCACAGGCCGACCGGGCCGCCGAAGATCATGCCGCAGGAGACCCCGGTGATGAAACGGCTGGCGGCTTCGCGTTTGCTTTTCGGCAGGAGATAAACGAGCGACACACCCGCGCCCGCCACGGCGCCGGTGATGCGGGCGGCCCAGATGCCGGCCTCATTGGCGAATTCAGACATGGGTAATCATTCCGTTCTAGGATGTGGTTATCGGGCGGACGCGCCGCGTCGCCCGCAGGCGCTCTTTGCGCGCCCGCGATGGATGATTTTACGAATCTTCGGAATCGCTTGGACGGAAAGTCTCACAGAGAGATTCCGCTTCTTCAGAAATTGATTCATCAGGGAAGGTGCAGCTTCGCCCCTCCCCGGCCGCGATCAGTAACCGACGGCTTCGCGCTTTTCTTCGTCGCTCAGGAACGAGGCCGCGCCGATGCGTGCCCAGAGCGCATCCCGCTCGCCGGAGAGGCCGGCGATCCGGTCGAGATCGGGTTCGAGTCTTAGCCCTTGGCCGAAGACTGGAGAAAGCCAGCCGCACAGCCTTGCCGCCGTGCGATAAACGATCGGCAGCACGGTGAGACGATAAAAGGCGCGGTTCGCCTCCTGGTAATTGGCATAGGTATTGTCGCCGGGAATGCCGATCAGCATCGGCGGCACGCCGAGAGCAAGCGCTATATCGCGTGCGGCACCGTTGCGCGCCTCCAGAAAATCCATGTCGCGGGGCGAAAGCCCCATGGCCTTCCAGTCCAGCCCGCCCTCCAGAAGAAGCGGCCGGCCGGCATTCATCGCGCCCTGATAGCCTTCTTCCAGCTCCCGTTTCAGCCGTTCATATTGCTCGGTGGAAAGATTGCCGCCTTCTTTCGGCTGATAGATCAGCGCGCCGGAAGGCCGGGCGGAATTGTCGAGCAGGCGCTTGTTCCACTGGCTCGCGGCATTGTGCAGATCAAGCGCGGCCCCTGCGGAAGCAAGCGGCGCAAAACCCGCCCGGTCATCCAGCGGGTGAAAAAGTTTCAGGTGCAGCAGGCCCAGCCCGTCACGGTCGCTGGCAATGCGCCTGATGGCGCGGCCCTCGGCGCGGTAATCGTAGCCCACTGGCCAGCCATCAGGCCCTTCGACGATGCTGACCCGGTCGGGCCTCAACAGATGCAGCTCACGCAGGCGTTCGCCCACCATTAACGGCTCGATATAGGCATTTCCGGCCAGCATGAGGTGGCCATAAAGCGTTTCGAAGAAATCCGGCCCGCCCATATGGGCGCTCGGTCTGGAAAGCAGCGCCAAAAGCGGGTGATCGGCCAATTCCTCGTCGCCATCATAAAGCAGCCAGCTGACCGCGGCGGATGTTTCCGCCACCATGCGGGCGGCACGATGCGCCACGGGGTTTTTCATGAAGCCTTCGCGGGCGAGCGCCGCATAGGACCGGCCGGACCAGAAGGCCCGCCCGCCCTGCACCGCCACCGCCATGAAGCCACCAGCCATTTTCTGGCTTTCAGGCACAGCTTTGCCATCCGCCGGGCGCAGCCACGGCAGGGAGAAGGGAAATCGCAT